CCCCTTTGTCCAGATGGGGCAGGCATACCAGAAGCAGTCCAATCTGCTCTGGTATGAGATATTCGACATCGTAAAGCAAAACTGCACTACCACATTCAGCGGCTCCCCGCAGGAGGATCGGATGGAACAGCTGCTGAGGTCAAGAAAATAAAAGAAGCATCCATCCATAGATAGACGCTTCGTGTTTTTAGTTCTGGTTAATCGAGATACTGGCTCAGATCAAGGACGCCGGCACAATACCAGAACAGCCCATTCAAAAAGCCGTTGTCAGATTGATATGTTCTTTCGGAATGATTCTTTCCAGTACTTTGAGAAACAGCACTCAGGAATTTTATGACCCTTTTATCTGTCTTGTAAGTACTGAATCGAATGATCGTCGGAGCGTGTTTGGCGGCATTCCCGTTACCGTCAGCACCTCCACCGCCATAATAAACAAGGCAAGAAATAATTGCTACACCATCTGCAATCTCGTACTTGCAACTTGTTTTATCAAGAAAGATTGGACCATATGTAGTGAGTCCAACAAGAGGATAGTTTGTGTCCCCATACATATAATTCTGCTTTGGAGGATTGTTGGGCTTTGGCAATGCGGCAACAGTGCGTACGTCATCACCATATTGTTCGACTTTGTTTGTAATGTCATAGCCGTCATATGGACTAGCATATGCTGTTGCAATAAAAAGAATCCAACCGGCAATCAAAGAAAGTACTATCTTTTTCATCACATAATCCCCCTCTTTCCAAACTCTCAACTCTATTTAGTTGATTCGGTAAAACATATAAAAAATCCTGCTTAGTTGAGGAGGTTAAACATTGAACAAAACAACATCTGAGATGAAGCTCATGCCTATCGACAAGCTCGTGCCTTATGCCAACAATGCGCGTACGCATTCGGCGGAGCAGATCAACAAGCTGCGCGGCAGTCTGCGTGAGTTTGGATTCGTGAGTCCTGTCATCATCGACAAGGACTACGGTATTCTTGCAGGACACGGGCGCGTTATGGCTGCACGTGCAGAGAACATCGAGCAAGTTCCATGCGTATTCGTCGACCATCTGAGCGAAGCGCAGAAGAAAGCCTACATTCTCGCGGACAACCGCTTCGCACTTGATGCAGGATGGGACGAGGAGATGCTGCGTGTCGAGATGGAAGCTTTGCAAGGGATGGACTTCGATATATCTCTCACGGGCTTTGACGAAGCGGAAATTGCCGACCTGCTCTCACTGGATGACGGTGATGCGCAGGAAGATGACTTCGACGTGGATGCAGAACTCGCAAAGCCTTGTGTCGCTCGGTCGGGTGATGTGTGGCATCTCGGCAAGCACCGTGTTATCTGTGGCGATTCCACACTGCCGGAGACATATGAGCGGCTGCTCGGCAGTGAGAAAGTCAACCTTGTCTGCACGGACCCGCCGTACATGATCCAGCTTGAAAGCACGTCCGGGAAGATCAAGAACGATGATCTGAATGACAAGGACGCCTACGAGTTCCTCAAATCTGCCTTTATCGCCTTTCACTCGGCGATGGCGACGGACGCATCCATCTACGTTTTCTACGCAACAGCAAAAGCCCGCATCTTTCATGACGCTTATGAGGATGCGGGCTTTAAAGTTGGTGCGGGACTCGTTTGGAAGAAAGACCGCCTTGTCCTCACACGGACGGACTGGAAATACATCCACGAGCCAATAATCTGGGGATGGAGGAAGGACGGACGGCATAGGTGGTACGGCGATCAGAAGCAGACCACTGTCTTTGCATTCGATCGCATCAAGGACTCGAAGAAGGACGGATGCGGACATCCGTCCTCGAAGCCCGTTCCGCTCATCGCGTATCTCGTCAAGCAGTGTACACAGACGAATGGTATCGTTCTCGACGGATTCCTTGGTTCGGCATCGACACTGATTGCCTGTGAGCAGTTGAACCGTATCTGCTACGGCGTGGAACTTGAGCCGAAATTCGTGGATGTCGCTGTCGAGCGATACATTCAGAGCAAAGGCGGGAATGCCGAAGATGTGTTTTTGGAACGTGACGGTGAGCGCATTCCGTATGCGGATGTGTTAAAAGCGAAGGAGGAATCGTGATGCGTGTGTTTTTGAATCCGGGTCATGCACCGAACGGGAATCCAGATCCCGGTGCGTTTGGGTATGGGCTGCGAGAGTGTGATGTGGCAAAGAACGTCGCTGACCTTGTTGCGGGCTATCTGAGTGCCGCAGGTGTCGAGGTGGTCGGCAACTTGCAGTCCGATAGTCTGCATGAGGTCGTATCGGCCTCCAACCGTGTGGATGCCGATGTGTTTGTCTCCATTCACTGCAACGCCTGTAACGGCACGGCAAACGGAACGGAGGTCTGGCACTACTACGGAAGCGGAGAGGGAGAGAAACTGGCACAGTGCATCCAGAATCAGATTGTGGATGCACTCGGAACCGTGGATCGCGGCGTGAAGGGGGCAAAGCCCGGTGTCAACGGTCTGTACGTTCTGAGCAACACCGATGCGGTCGCTGTGATCGTGGAACTTGCGTTTATCGACCATGCGGGTGACGCAGAGCTTCTGCGTTCGCAGCAGGATGAATTTGCCCGCGCCATTGCGCGTGGGGTAACGGACTATGAAGGAGAGTGTTGAAGATGAAACTGGAACACATTCAAAACGAACTGAAAAATCATGTGGGAGATTTCGTGCGGACGGAGGCGAAGGAAGCGACCGTCCTATGGCTGCATGAGAAGGGGCTTCCTGCGGCGCGTGAAGTGTCGGCGGCGTATACGGCGGCACTGAAAGAGAGTGCCGAGAAGGAGTCAGGATGGTGCAGATTCCGTGACCGCATCTTCCTGCCGCTTGTCATTGACGGGGCGATCTGGATGACGGGCAAGATGCTCGAGCGGATGACTGCTCCTCATTCTGTGAAATGATAATACTCTGTGGTTTATCTCACTGAGGCTATGGTGTATACAACACAATCCGCTTGCTAATTCTTCCCATACGAGTGATGAATGTAATGACCAAAGTTCATAAAGGAGGTTTTCAAAATGAAGGTCAATTACAACATCCAGAAGGAAGAGCGCAAGGCGATGGTCGGGATCGTCGGCAAGGTGCTTGAGACGAAGCCCACCTACTGCGGCGCACCGAGCTTTTCCTACAAGGTCGGTGCGTTCGAAATCACGAAGGACGGCATCCTTTGCTTCGACGATGCCGCAGACGAAGCGACTGTTACGCGTGTGCGCACGGCACTACGCGAGGCAGGTTTCACGTCCGAGGATGGGGAGAACGAGGCTTTCTGCGGGGACACAGGGGCGAATGAGCCGAGCCGACCGGAAGCGGCGGTGGAAGAGCCTAGCGAAGTTGATCCGGCAGAGGATAAGCTGACACCAACAGAAACGCCGGCAGAAGTTACTGCGATGGAGGAAGCTGTCGTTGCAGCAACCGATGAGGACAACCTTTCCATCAGTCTCCCACGCAGCCTTTTCACCGAGACGGCACTGAAGAATCTGGACGCACTCCTTCGGAGCAAGGGGCGGCTGATTCGCCACGCCTTTGACATCAAAGAGGCAACCTACACACTCATCGATGACCGCATCACCTTTGCATGGCTACACGGCACAATCACCGACGAGACGGCAAAGGCATACGCCGAGTTTATCAGTAAGCTCTGCGAGATGGCACGGACGCAGAAGCGCGTCACGGCAAAGGAGAAGATCGTGGACAACGAGAAATACGCATTCCGCTGTTTCCTCCTGCGCCTCGGCATGATCGGCAGCGCCTACAAGGAGAGCCGCAAGATCCTCCTGCAGAACCTCATCGGCAGCAGCGCGTTCAAGAGCGGACATCGGAAGGAGGCTGAAGATCATGCGGTTTCCGAGTAGAGAGCAGATTGCCGCACTTCGAGAGCGGTACCCGCACGGGACGAGAGTGGAACTCCTCTCGATGGACGATCCGCAAGCCCCGCCGACGGGGACGAGGGGCGAGGTCATGGGCGTCGATGACGCGGGACAGCTTCTCGTTCGGTGGGAGACAGGATCGTCACTGAGCCTGATCCCCGGTGTGGACTCTTTCCACATCGTGCAGAAAGGCGACAGATCATGAACGAGAAGGTTGTTTCCCAGATCATGGACATCCGCAACTCCGGGCGGGTGAATATGTTCGACGTCCCCAGAGTTCAGCGGATGGCGTTCGAGATGGGGTTCTACGAACTGGTCTGCTTCATCGAGGAAGACCGTGCGACGTATGTACGATTTATCCTCACGGGTGAAAAATAGCTTACGATTCTAGGGATTTAGCACAGCCTTTCGGGGCTGTGTTTCTCTCGAAAAATAAGTGTAGTTTATTCAAAATACGACTTGCTATATTCTGCGTTTAGAGGCATATATGTACATGACCAAAGGGAACAACCTACACACAGAAAGCGAGGAACACAAAATGAGAAACGCAGAAGCAAGATGGCCGAAGACCACCACGATGGAGCACCTCGATGAGATGCGGTTCGGAACGAGCGGCGCGATCCTTCGCTACGGCGAGCAGATCCTTGTCGTCGGGATGGAATGCTGGGGCTTCCACGCAGCCGTCTACGAGATGGTCGAAACGCCAGAGGAGACAGGCTTCGCGGACATTGAATGCCGCTTGAACCTTGTCGAAGCCGCCACCGAGCTTTTCGAGGACGGCGGTCACGCGATGGCTTGGTGCATGAAGCGCATCTAAGCCACGCCGAACAACAAAACAGCCCTTCGGGGCTGCTTCTCGTTTCTGTGTTTTTGAGTCGCTGACGGCGGCTCTTTTTTGATGGGGGTGATTGCTTGCGGAAACTGACGGACTACAAGCCGACAAAGTTCATGGCAGAGGAATCGCACTATGACAAAGCCGCTGCGGACTATGCCGTGGGCTTTATCGAGTGCCTGTGCCATACGAAGGGGACGTGGGCAGGAAAGCTCTTCGAACTCATCGACTGGCAGGAGCGCATTATCCGAGACATTTTCGGAATTTTGAAGCCGAGCGGGTATCGCCAGTTCAACACGGCGTATGTTGAGATTCCCAAGAAACAGGGAAAACAGTTGGCACTCAATACGAAAATCCCGACACCGAACGGATTCACTACAATGGGTGATATTCGTGTGGGAGATACCGTTTTTGACGAAAACGGACAGCCCTGCCGAGTTGTCGCCAAGAGCGATGTGGATGATACGGAGCAAGCCTATCGATTGACCTTCCGCGACGGATCGTCCATCGTGGCAGGGGAGCGGCATCTCTGGAATGTGGATTACATCATCGGTGAGCCGCGCTCCGTACTTTGGACAACGGGCGAAATCTACCGTCGGACGATGGAATATCGCGAGCGATATAGGGGGAATGCAAAAGATGTGCATCGCTCTGTTATCCGTATCCCTGCGGCAAAGACGCTGCAGATCGAGAAAAGAAACCTGCCCGTCACTCGCTCCTGTTTTCATTATCTGGCAGACATTGTGCCGCTCTCAGAGAGAGTCCCCATGCAGTGCATTCAAGTGGACAGCAGAAGCCATTGTTATCTGGTAGGGGAATCCTTCGTTCCAACGCACAACAGCGAACTTGCCGCCGCCGTTGCACTTCTTCTTTGCTGCGGCGATGGGGAGGAGCGTGCCGAGGTGTATGGCTGTGCTGCTGATCGTCAGCAAGCAAGCATCGTATTCGAGGTCGCAGCAGATATGGTGCGGATGTGTCCCGCACTCGGCAAACGGGTGAAGATCCTCGCCTCCCAGAAGCGGATGGTCTATCTGCCGACAAATAGCTTCTATCAGGTGCTTTCGGCAGAGGCATACTCGAAGCATGGGTTCAATATTCACGGCGTTGTGTTCGACGAACTCCACACGCAGCCGAACCGCAAGCTCTTTGACGTTATGACAAAAGGCTCGGGCGATGCGCGTATGCAGCCTCTTTATTTCCTTATCACCACAGCAGGAACGGACACGCAGTCCATCTGCTACGAGACGCACCAAAAAGCGAAGGACATTCTCGAAGGGAGAAAGATCGACCCGACCTTCTATCCCGTGATCTACGGAGCGAAGGAAGATGAGGATTGGACAGATCCGGAGGTATGGAAGCGCTCAAATCCGTCGCTTGGCATTACGGTCGGCATCGACAAGGTACAGGCAGCTTGTGACTCCGCACGGCAGAATCCCGCCGAGGAGAACAGTTTCCGACAGCTTCGTTTGAACCAGTGGGTGAAGCAGTCCGTGCGATGGATGCCGATGGAGAAATGGGATGCGTGCTCCATGCCCGTGGATGCAGAAGCCTTGGAAGGTCGTGTCTGTTACGGCGGTCTTGACCTTTCCTCCACGATGGATATTACGGCATTTGTGCTCGTATTCCCGCCAACCGATAAAGATGAGCCGTTTGCCGTGCTTCCGTACTTCTGGATTCCAGAGGAGAACATTGACCTGCGTGTGCGCCGCGACCATGTTCCCTACGACGTGTGGGAGAAGCAGGGCTTTCTTATGACTACGGAGGGGAATGTGGTTCACTACGGATTTATCGAGGCGTTCATTGAGAAACTGGGCGAGAAGTATAACATCCGCGAGATTGCCTTTGACCGATGGGGCGCGGTGCAGATGGTGCAGAACCTTGAGGGGATGGGCTTCACCGTTGTTCCATTCGGGCAGGGCTTCAAGGATATGAGTCCGCCGACCAAGGAGCTGATGAAGCTGACCTTGGAAAAGAAAATAGCGCACGGCGGGCATCCCGTCATGCGCTGGATGGCAGACAACATCTTCATTCGCACCGATCCTGCGGGCAACATCAAGGCGGATAAGGAGAAGTCCACAGAGAAGATCGACGGCGTGATTGCACTCATCATGGCTCTGGATCGTGCGATCCGCTGTGGGAATGATACGTCGGAATCGGTGTACGAGAGTCGCGGCGTGTGGGTGTTTTAGGGCGATTGTATACGCACATATGGCCTTGCTATTTCTGTGATAGTACGGGAATATACACATACCGAAAGGGAAAACCGAAGAACCAAGAAACGGAGGAAAAGAAAATGAACAAGCAGGAAATCGCCAAGATCATCGAGAGCAAGGCTGCCGAGTACGGACTCAAGCTGCAGGAAAACACGATGGGCTGGGCAAACGAGAGCAACCACGACAGCTACATCCGCATCGAGGTTCGCAAAGAGAGGGATTATGACAAGACGGATTGGGAAGCCCGCAAGGTTTTCTGGGACATCAAAGCCAACGCCGGCATTTGCCAGATGGGCGGAAATCCAACGCCGGAGGAACTTTTGAAAGCCGCCGACGAGATTGCGCGGGGGGCAAGATTCACAGCCGCAATCAACAGCATGGAGCTTTCCTGCATCGAAAACTTCTAAACCGAAATGAGGGAGCGCCGCTCGGAAGGGCGGCGCTTCTGCTATCATCTTTTGAAATGGAGGTTTCCATGAACCTATTCAGTAAACTCTTCCGTTCGCGGGACAAGCCCAAGAATCATCTTGGCGGCTTGTCCTTTTTGTTTGGGCAGACGGCAGCGGGCAAGGCGGTCAACGAACGTACTGCCATGCAGACGACGGCGGTCTACGCCTGTGTTCGCATTCTCGCAGAATCCATCGCAGGATTGCCGATTCACGTCTATGCTTACAAAGGACATGGCAAGGAGCGCGTGTCGGAGCATCCGCTGTACTTCCTGCTCCACGATGCACCGAATCCCGAGATGACGAGTTTCGTATTCCGCGAGACACTTATGGCACATCTCCTTCTGTGGGGAAATGCTTATGCCCAGATACTTCGAGATGGCAGAGGGCGTGTTCTCGGACTCTATCCGCTGCTCCCGGACAAGATGGAAGTCAGCCGCGACAGCCGCACGGGTGAGCTCTACTACACCTATACGAGAAGCACGGAGGAGAATCCGAATTTTGCGGACAAGGGGCAGATTCGTCTGCGACGTGAGGATGTACTTCACATTCCGGGACTCGGATTTGACGGACTTGTTGGGTATTCACCTATTGCTATGGCAAAGAATGCCATCGGCATCGCTCTGGCAACGGAAGAGTATGGCGCGGCATTCTTCAAGAACGGAGCGCGTCCGGGCGGCGTGCTTGAGCATCCGGGCGTTCTGAAAGACCCGTCGAAGCTCCGTGAGAGCTGGCACGCAGTCTACGGCGGCACGATGAACACGGGCAGGATCGCCGTCCTCGAGGAAGGGGTAAAGTATCAGCAGATTGCCATACCGCCGGAGGAGGCGCAGTTCCTTGAAACAAGGAAGTTCCAGATTGACGAGATTGCACGTCTCTATCGTGTACCGCCGCATATGGTGGGAGACTTGGAGAAGTCCAGTTTCTCGAATATCGAGCAGCAGTCCTTGGAGTTTGTCAAATACACGCTGAATCCGTGGGTCGTTCGTTGGGAGCAGTCCTTGCAGAAAGCACTGCTGACGGACAAGGAGCGGAAAGATTACTTCATCCGCTTCAACGTGGACGGGCTTCTGCGCGGGGACTACAAGAGCCGCATGGAGGGATATGCCATCGGGCGGCAGAACGGGTGGCTTTCGGCAAACGACATCCGCAGCCTTGAGGACATGAATCCTATCGAAACGGAGGAGGGCGGCGATCTGTATCTCATCAACGGGAATATGACGAAATTGAGGGACGCTGGACTCTTTGCAGGTAGGCAACAGGAGGAAGAAAACGATGAAGCGTAAATTTTGGAACTGGGTGCGGAACGAAGGAGAGAAGCGAACACTTCTCCTCGATGGTGAAATCTCAGATGAGACATGGTGGGGCGATGAAGTCACACCTCAGATATTCCGTTCTGAGCTGAATGCCGCCGAGGGAGATATTGACCTTTGGATCAACTCACCGGGCGGGGATTGTTATGCGGCAGCACAGATCTACAATATGCTCATGGAGTATAAGGGAAATGTCACGGTCAAGATTGACGGAATTGCAGCTTCTGCCGCATCCGTTGTTGCGATGGCAGGATCGACCGTTGAGATTTCACCGTTGGGGATGCTGATGATTCACAATCCGATGACCGTCTCCATTGGCGATACACATGAGATGGAGCGGACGATCACATTCCTTGCCGAAATAAAGGAGAGCATCATCAACGCCTACGAGATCAAGACGGGACTGTCCCGTGCGAAGATTTCACGGCTGATGGATGCCGAAACGTGGATGAACGCCAAGAAAGCGGTGGAACTTGGGTTTGCGGATTCCGTTCTCTATGCGGACGTTCAGCGTCCTATGACGGATGCGGCAGACGGGCTGATCTTCTCCCGCGCCGCCGTCACGAACTCCCTGCTCTCGAAATTTGGGCAGGGGACACAAGCAAACAATGTCGATGCAGAGCCGTTTAAGAAGCGGCTCTTTTCTATTTCACATTAACGGAGGGAAAAAGATCATGGATAAGATCATGGCAATGCGCGAGAA